TCGGCTTTGTCGCGGATGGGGGGATTATTTCGCGGACTGTATTGTCCGGGCTTATATATACGATTTTCATGCCGTTGTCCTCCTTACGTAGATGCAAATAGAACCTGAACCGCCTTTTCCGCCTTCCGTAGTCATATCTCCTGAGTGAGCACCTGAACAACCGCCGCCGCCTGAGCCAGTTCCCGGCTCTCCGTTCATATCTTGCCCGGAGCCTGAACCACCGCCACTGACGCCCATTGCTCTGCCCGCCGATCCTGTACTTCCTCCGCAAGCTATTTTTCGGGCAGGGTTAAATATATCCATTGCATATATACCTTGCCCTGCGTTAAATTTAGTCGTCTGCCCTTCCGCAACAGGTGCTGATGCCGCTCCTCCTATGCCTCCGACCGCTGATAGAAAATTGACATTGGATTGAAGTGCTCCGGGAGATGCTCCGATAGGTCTGCCTAATGAGTAATTGTGGTTCGTAAACTCTCCTCCATAAACATAGTGTCCCATGAACACGGTGGTTTCTCCGTTTTTTCCATTCCAATCACCATAATTTCCACCGATTCCTCCATTGCCGACAACTCCATAAAATACTTCCCGCGGAGATACTAGTGCCCTATAACAGTAAACAAAACCGCTTGACCCACCCGCCGCGGTCCGCCACCCACCCGGATACCCCCATCCGCCTCCTGCGCCTCCGCCAATAACGCAAACGCCTATATCGTATGGCGATCCATCCCCCAACAGGTCGGGTGCAGTCCATGTTACCGCACCGGGGTCAATGTAGGCTTGCAGGAGCTTCCAATCCCCCGCGCTGATAGCGAGTTTTTGCAACTGATCGCGGATGCTTTTGATTTGTTCGTCCGCAATCTCACTGTTTTGATTGAAAACCCCTATATCGTAGTATTCATCCGCTGTCGGCTTGATCAGTTTGCAATGCTTTGTATAATCCGGCATAATTCTTCCTCCTTAATTAACATATTCCCGTATACCGCGATGCGTCTTCCCGGCTAACTCCCGGTGGCGCATCGTCCCGGCCAGCCCATGCTTCAAGTAGAATTCTTCTAGAAAATATATGATATTGGCAGGCAGCCACCGCCGCAATAAAGCATCCGCGGCCGCCATCGGTCCGCCCGGCGGGATCCGTACCGTCAACTCGTGGTTCATATAATCCATTTCCAATTCCGCCCGGCCGCACAGCTCTTCGAGAACGGATAACAGCGATGCGAGCGTAAACGGCAGTTCCTCCCGCAGCCGCAGCAGTAAAACCCGCCGCCGCTCCCCGACCGTATCGGCAGGGTTCAGTCCAGCCATCTCTTCCCAGCGGGATAAACCGGAAACCGACATATCCTCAATAAATTGCTCGTTCCATAATCCCCCGATCATCTCCCAAAGCGATTCAATCTCAGGCTGCAGCGCGGTATCGAGCAACGCTCGGTATTCTTCTACCTCTCTGTATACCTGCGGTAAATAATCTCTTAACATTCTGTCAGGCATGAATCACACTCCCCAAAACGGGGAGTTCAAAAGCTCCCAGCGTCATATTCTTTGCCGTCCCGTTCAAAGAGGTGCCCGTCACGTCGAGCACACCCGGCACACCCAAAAACCGCTGTTCCAGCCCGCTCACCCGCACAACCAGTCCCTCTTCGTCAGCCCAACTGTCCCGCAGCCCGGTCAAATAGTCCTCCGCCGCCGCTTCAAGCTGTGGTTTGAGCTGCTCAAAAGAGAATCCAGGCCGAAAAACGAAGTCCGCCGCAATGGCGACGGCCACAGCTTCCGCGCCGCGCACCGTCACCTCATGACCAATGGGCGGATGTATTTTCTTCTGCACTTCCTCCGTCAACCCCTCCGCAGGGCTGTTTGAACCGGCATCTGTGATGGTCAGCAACACCGTTCCGCCCCCCCGCCATGCCGGACTGACTTTCACGCCGCCCACACCGGGGATGGCTCCGACTGTTTGCAAATAATCGGCAACGTTGCCGCCAAAGGCAAGTGCTTTCAGCGATAAAACATATCGCCGCTGGAGCTGTTCAGCCGTCTCTGCTTCCGTACCGTGCGACAGTATACCGGTCAGCTTGGCCTGACTCAACCCCGGAATATACCCTAGCGGTTCCAAATCCCCCGTGCCGGTATTTCCGCAATCTCCGGCCGTTTCGCATTCCAGCGCGAAAACCATTTCATCCAGCCGTTCGGTAACAGTGAAGACTAACTCGTTCAGCATGAATCGCGTACCGACCGATATGTCGTCGGTGTCAAACTCGCCTTTTCTAACTGCCTTTGTCGCTTCTTTGGCAGCGATGCCGCGTTCGGCCGCCCGTTTGACCAAATACGGGCGGCTTTGCGTATCGGCAAACGACTCCCGCAGCACGGCGTCCATTTCAATGGCCATCAGCTGCAGTTCAATGGCGGCGGGAGCCAAGGCGGTATAAATGAGCGAGCCTTCCCGGCAGTCCAGTTCGGGCGCGCCCTCCCTCACTCCGGCCAGCATCCGCTCAAGGATGGTTTCAAAGGTAAGGTGTTCAAACATGAACTCTCTCCTCCAGTTCTCCGTAAATTGTGTGTACGGAAAAAGTGCAATACAGCACCTTCCCCTTCTGATCGAACGAAAAACGTCCCGGCTCCCAATGCCATAAATGATTCAACTCCTCTTTATTTTTTGGGTCAGTTTCACCCGGCTCATGCTCGGTTTACGCGTTTCGGCCATCGTAAGCAGTTCGGTATAAGTCACCGAAACAACCGCCGCGCCGTCCCTGACCGAACTCTCTATCCCGTGCCCGCGGATCAAGCCGTCCGGCGTTTCGATCAGCTCCAGCAAACGGGATAATTCAAAGAGCGGGTAGACAACCTCCCCGCTCTCCTCAGCATGGAACGACAGCACTTCGGTCAAAGGCCTGGGCCAAACCTTCACTCTTACGTGCGTCTTGCGTTCCAATCGGTTCATCGGCAGACGTTTTTCACTGATACCGTCCAACTCAACGGCGCGGCAGGGTTCACAAAACCCCGCCGCTTCAAGAGCTTTGGATATGTACTCAAGCATCCCTGTGTACATAAATCCCGTTTTTCTTACTATCCAAAACAAAGGCGTCGTAAACGATACGCCCTTCCACCAGCCAGCCGTTGATACCCGGCGGGTTGTCGTGGATTTTATATTCGCACAGCTTGACCGGGGCGGCGGTGGCAGACGGATGGGCGATGATAAAGCTCACACCGGCGGGAAAATACGACCCCGGTGCCAAAATGAGCGGCACGCCATCCACCATGCCCACCTGCCCGGTCACAAGAAGGTTCTGCGCCGTATCGCACGAACGCATAAACGACGGGTCGAGTTTGATGGCTTTGTAGAATTTAGGCGACACCAGCGCAATACGCCCTGCCAGCGGAACCTTCCCCTCGGTTAGCGCGTTGTTCCCCTCAAGGAAACAGTCATACGCGTTGGTTTTGGTCACCGCGGTAATGCCGCTCTCCAGCCCCGCGTCTTCGGCCATCCGCGCAATGCGGTAAACCTCGATCTCGGGGATAACCACTTCGTCGATCTGACGGGCAAGGGCTTTGCCCGCCTCCTGCGTCATTTGCGTACTCTCAAATGTTCTGCGGTCGATCGAAAAGGTGAATGCCCTGTCGCGGCGCAGGGTCAGGGTCTGCACTCCCGCGTCCAGCTCATCCGGCGACCCATAACGCGCCGTCCCGGTCATTTCATAGTCGCTCATGGCGACGGTGGGAATGGAATAGATGTTGACGGTGTTGACCCCCGCCCAGTCATAACTGTTGTTGACCGAAGCCGCCGTCAGCGACCCGGTCGAAAACCGCTCATCCACCTGCGGCGCATACTTCTCCGCGAAATTGATTGACATAGTATTATCTCTCCTTCTTTGTTTTCTCCTCCCACCGGCTACGCCGGCTCCCTCTCAGAGGGAGCTGTCAGCAAAGCTGACTGAGGGAGCTCTACATGTTCAGCCCGCTCAAAAACCCGTCCGTCTCCGGCAATCCGTCTCTCGCCTCACCCGGCACAAGCCCGGCGGCGCGGAAAGGGGATTCCAGCTCGGCACGCAGCCCGTCAATAACCTCCTCATGCTCTCTCTCCCGCGTCTGCCATTTCTCCTGCAAAAAGGCCTTGTCCTCCCCGCTCAATCCCATCTCTTCCAGCCAGTCCAATGTCATCTCATTCACCTCCCCTCACTCTAAATCCTCCAGTTTATACCGCTCAAACTCGACGCCGCACCCGTCCGCGCCCAAAAACCCAAACAGCTCCTCAAAGCCCGCCTTCCATTCGGCTTCATACCCGTCGGCGTCCAGTTCAACGTCGGCATACATAGCCATCAGGGTCATTCGGTTGGGGGTTCCGCGCAGCGTCCCGTCATTGATGTCAAGCCCCATCCCGTTTTCAATGATGGCTCGCTTGAGCATGGCGGACAACGCCTCATAACTCTGATGATTGACGTCCACCCGCAGCGTTTCAACGCCTCCCTGTGTCCCGTCCACCGTCTTAACCCGCACCGCGCCGTAAGCGGCGAGATTGTGCCGGAACTCGGAGAGATCGGGCCCGTCGTAGTTTTTCAAAACAAGGATGGTGTTCCGCGCGTCCTCCTGCAAACTGTTCTGAAAATCCGAGAGCAGGGTGTTCAGCGCGTCTTGGAGACTCTTCACACGCCCCAGCAGCGGCAATTCTCCCGGAGCCTTAAAGGCAACCAGCGGGACTTTCGGCCAGCCCCAGGGCTTGCCGTTCACCGAAAGCCATCCTCCGCTCTCCGCCCATTCATCAGGTATAAGGCTCCCGCCATCGAGAATAAACCGCGAAATCCCTTGCGGTGTGTAAACCTCGGCGCGGCGCACCGTTTTCCCGTTCCAATCGTTCTCAAAAACCCTCACAGCGCAATCCAAAACGGTGTGTTCGCTGTCGCGCCAAAAAGGCAGCACCTCATACGGCGGCAGCCGTTTGAGCCGGAGATTCCCGCCGCCGTCGAAATAAAGTGTCAGCCAGCCGATCCCCGCGCCAACAGCGTCCCCGCAGACGTCACGAACGATCTTGCGCCGCCTCCCGTCAAAGAACCGCTCCAACGCCCGTTTCTTTTCAGCATCCCCAAGAAACCCAAACGGCCTCCCCACTGAGTAATTGACCTTCTGCCGAACCAATTTGGCGTACTGGTTGTCAACGAGCCGATTGTTCGGCAGGTTTTTCAAGGCTTCCAGCCGCCCGTCCTTCCCGATGATCCGCCGCTCGCGGGTCAAGATGTCATGTTTTCCGGCCAGATACCGCGCGGCGTCGATCTGCGCCGCCCTCTCCGGCGAATTGAGCCAATCGGTTATCTCTTTGGCCAGCGTGTCCCGCATTCTAACCATCCTTTCTTAATCACAAGAACTCCCCCCTGCCCCCTTCCAAGAGGGGGGTGGCTCCGCGGAGCCGGGGGGAGTACAATATTCAACAATATCATTATAGCACGGATGAAGGTGACATACTATGACATGAAATATTTTCCAATTAACATTCCCCTCCGTGGAGGGGTGGCACACGCCTAGCGTACGCTGGGCTTAAGTGCCGGGGTGATCATTCCCCTCCATGCCCAGCGCACACTTGCTAATACCTTACTATTGCAGTTTTTTCTATGTACTCTGTTCCTGAAAGGTATTTTATTGTTAATGTATTTTTATCGATAAATTCTATGTGCTTCAAAGCATCTATAGGATTGGCTGTAGGTGAAAAGTCAATCTCAAATTCTTTGTACAGCATTGATTTATCAAAAATATCTCTAACCACCAACTTTATCGTGTCATTTATCACATCCAAATACACAACGCATCCATATTCTTCTGCCATCGGAGACAAAAATATATCCGAAAACACATCTCTGCTTATATCATAATATTGCGTTGAAAAAGTTCCAGTTCCTGCTCCTCTGCTGATAGATAAAACCGCATCGTCGAACATTGAAATTATATTCGGATACGTCCATATAGTCTCTGATTTAACAATGTCACCGTTTTTATTGATTATCTCATATCTGTATGCAGTTTCATTATTATCTGTAATCTCATATATGACATAATGGGTTCCAAATGTGATGACAGTCTCATTTGATTGCTTTTCACTTGTGCAAGCATACAATAAAAGTAGTACAATCCCAAACATAAGAACAATCGGTAATATCCTTTTCATTTAATCACCTCATTTATATTTATAGAAACGAAAATACCATGAATCAATGTCTTCTACGAATAGTTCCACCAGCTCATCAGAGGATGCCCACGAAGGTTCTGAACCTGCCGGAACCATTGATCTAGGACTATAATATAGTTGCGCCCCACCGGTAATGTCATAGGTTTTTTTGTTATATATCGGCATTACAGTCTGTATTAACTCCTCATATAATTTATTATCTCCCGTTCGATTTATTAAGTAATTCAATGCTTTTACATATTCAGGTTCTTCCCTAGTATAACAAGTAAAAGCCCATGGTTGCGCAATAACATCCGTCACTGTATTTAAGTTTCTCCATTCTCGTTTTGTATCCGCAACCCGATTCATAATTACGTGCCCAACTGCAGTCCATGCTATCGAACCTTGCCCAATGGATTCACCGGCTATAGTTGCAATAAAAAGTCTTTGTTCTTCTGTCAGTTTATTGTACGCTCGAGAATCTCTCTTCTCCTCCGCATATTTCAACAGCTCCGCAAATGACATCTTCAGTAGTTTATTGATGGATTCGACAGACACCCATACATCATATCCTTCAATTGGTATCCATTTCATCTCCGAATACGGTACCTTCC